TGCCAAGTTGCTTGTAAAGTTATAGATTTGCTATAGCGATTACAGTCCTTTAAAAGGAGACAGTATGGATAATAAAAGTCGCACTCAATATCTACTTGAATTTGTGATAACTGCTTCTCAAGATCTTCATATTCGTGTGCTCGTTCACCATTATTATGGAGAATATTTTGTGCAATTATACCATCGATTGAACAGTACAAAATATCTTTTACATGTTTACCCTTTACCTTTATGTTGTATATGAGACCTATATCTTTTGGATTTGGTGAAAAGCTTTCAAATGGTTTACACCAATCTGGCTTCTCTATGAAGAATACACTGCCCTTCTTGTCGGGTAATTCCTCAACCATGAATGCATGACCATATTGCTGTCTCAAATGCTTTGGCATGTGATAGAAATTTACTTCACCCAATCTGCTCATTTCTTATTCCTGGTTGGGTATTATAACGGTGACATTTTGTTTCTGTGCTTCAAGTTCTTTGTTCTTTAAAGCCGAACGCCATTCGTGTTGTGCTGCATATTCATCAAGATATGAGGGCAACATAAAGGCCAGTTCTTTTGGATTGGATTCAAGCAATTTACGTTCGCTACGGAGGCCAATAAACCTCTTAACGATCTCATATGCCTCTTGGAGTTCTTCGAACTTCTTACACCAACGCATACACGTATTCCAATGTATACCCGCATCAATGATAAAACGTGATGGGTTAATTGCCGATTCATCTTCTTTTGCCCATCGTATCCAGTTCTCTTTAAGCTTAATGATAAAGTTCTTTGTGACTGGGTATTGCATGGATGACAATAAGTCATTATAAAAGTCCACAACCTGGACATTAGGTGTAGCTTCTGGGATAGTATGAATCTTTATGGGTTGTTTTGCCAAAGATGATTTTTTTTTTGTCATTTCTCTCCTTTTATTGGATGAATAGTGAACTCTGTTCGTGCATTGAGATCATATACTTTTTTCGAGGTCACTGATGCAATACTACTACCTTCGGAAAACAATATACCTATACCTATATGTTCGAGAAAATACATCAATACACTCATATACGGCTTGATCAAATGATAATTGCCAACCTGTTTTTGAGCAAGATATTTTGCTCCAGGGAACTCCAAATAGAACACACAATCAATATGAAGCGGTCCTTCAAACTTGGGTTTATCACCATGTTGTTTTTCGAGTTGTATTGCACTTTTCATGCGAAATGTGGTAGTGGCATCCCATATTCTCTTTTTGTCCATATCCATGCGGGAGAATGCTGCAAGATTGCCGTTAATTACATATGTATTGGTGCGACTTTTATTATCCATACTGTCTCCTTTTAAAGGACTGTAATCGCTATAGCAAATCTATAACTTTACAAGCAACTTGGCAATGGTAAAATGATATCCGTACATCGTGTCTGAACATCGCTTTGTACTACTAACTACTTTCTGTTGAAGCCCCTGGAATTCTACTCACAGGGGTTTTCTATTTCAAAGATCGGGGATATTATAATCGATCACCAAATGGGTCTGAAGAGTAATCCACGTATTGTTCATCTTCGTCAATGATCGGTTGCACTTGTACTGGTATACTCTGTACTTTTGGTTTCTTTAATAATTCAACCATTAACATTTTAATACGCTTCATCCCATTGAGAAAGTCCCCATTTAGATATTGCGGTGAAGATGGTCCTTCTGAGAGAACACGGGCAATGTTGTCGCGAACCCATTTGTTTGAATGGGGGAATAATGTGTCATCCCAGTTTGACTTTATCCATTCAACTATTTGTATTGTCTCATCATCGAATGGTTTAACGGGAGCTACCACACTTTGTGGGCACCCCACCGTTTGTGGTTGTGCCTGTTGGACATTCTTCATCAACAATGCAGCAAATGGATTGGTTGCAGCCATACTTTCCAATGTGCTGATGGCGTTGGAGAATTCCTCTTCTTTGTTGATATGCGGTGCTGAATTGGCCCATTGTTGATTGTTGCGTACTGCTTCTTCATACGTCACCTGTTTTGCTTGAGTCGGTATACCTGTACTTTTACCTTTAAGATATATCGGTGTAGATATTGGTGCATGGTTCTCGTCAAACATTGGGGTATCTTTGTGTATATTATACTTGTCACGGATATTCAATGTCATGGACCATGAAGTCTCGATGTTGTTCTCAGTACAGTACCCTTTGCAGACACTGATAAGATATTTCCATCGGTCAAGTGCAGTTGGTAAGGGTTTTTTGCATTTCAATGTTCTCTGATCTGAATGCAACACTACCTCTTCGGGGAATGCACTAAGTATAATCGCTCCATGTAACAATGGCCGTATACTCTGGAGTTTGTCTGCATATGGAATCATGTCTTTGACGGTTGGTAAAGCTTGCATTTCAGTACTACTTCTTCTTTTATTGGGTACACTTATACTTTCACTTTTTAACGAAATATTTGGAGAGAAGAGATCTTCACCTACACCTTTTGTGGGTTTCCCCTGATTTATTTCTCCTGTATGTATTTTGTTTTCTCCTGTATAGGTATAGGTAGATGGGTTATCGAAGTCAAATTCAACATACGGCAGTAATGCACCATCATCACACTCATACATATTCTCTAAAGTAGAGAGATTCTCTATAATATCTATACCTTTTAGAGAGTGATGCATTTTTTGCTGACCTACTTCAAAGTCATAATTACTATCTGATAAATCGATTGATTCTGCCTTATAAGATTGTGCGTAATAGTTCTTTGCCACTTTCATTGCACACATCTCATCACCTTCATCTTTTCGTTTGGAGATATATTCATCATCAAGCTCAGGCAAAAGATGCTTTAGTGCTAATCGTAGTGCTGGATTCTTGAATATTTTGCTTGGTATATATGTATGATTTTGGTGATGTGGAGTTCTTCTTTCAAGAGCACCATGATTTGCAAGAATTCTTAATATCTTACCAGCTTGAAGGCGTGAAAGCCCTTTACCGGTTGTTTTACCAACTTTTGTTGCCAGTGTTTGTTGTGATACTGTTAACGACTTTCCTGTATTCTCTCTATACAGAATTTCATTCATCATCGCGGCTATAGTTGGATGATTACCATTTCCTTGCAATTGGAATAATTCTGATAATATCTTCGAAGATAAAGCAACATCGAGAGATTCAAAATAATTCTCTTGACTAATATTCTGCGATGGGTTACTATCTAAAGTAGAAATTGAAATCATTGATCATTACTCCTTGGGGCTTTAGTCGGTAACTGGGTGTGAATTTGAAATCGTTTCATTTATTCTCCGGTCTTGGTAGGACAAAGTGAGTGTAAAATTTTGTGTAAGTAGGCATCTTTAATCGGGTGCCTATTTTCATTTCAAGCATTATTTGGGTACTGATTTTTGTATGCCGGCCCGAGTACATCTCGAGCATTGTTATTTTATCCTTTTTTTACTCACAGTCAACTTCCAACACTGAAAATAAATCCAGTAAGTTGGTGGATCCACATTTGAATTCCTTTCTGAGAGTGTTCTTTATCACAACTTTTATCTTTTGATACATGCCCTGATAAAAGCAAATATCCTCATATATATGGGGAAAATCTTTTTGCATATGTTTTGTATATCCATTGTCAGTTATTGCTTGAGCCTGAAAACATAATGATAGAAACTTTCCTTCTAGATTGAGTTGATCTGCTTTTGATATTGTATCTCTATTTTGGTTGCATAACTCCAATATCTCATAAAATGTTTTCTTGTATGTTGCCCATCGATTCACTTCACGTTGAATCTCATTGAAATCAATTTTGCGACTCATGCTAATTCACATTGTTCCCTTAAGAACTTCTCTATTTTGCATCTCACTTCGTGTCTTGGGGCTACTTTGTCATAAGCAATGCTCAATAGTGTTTGTCGTGTTATTCCTATTTTTGCAGCGAGTTCTTTGGATCCCATTGGGTTATCTATCATGAAGTCCCATAATCTATCATTAATATCTGGTATCATATTGTTCCTTTGTATGATGTGTTTAACTATCTATATGATATAATATCGATCGTTAATTGTCAATGTAATATAATTGTTGACAATGCATAATAATGTAGTATAATTATCCATAGTTAGTCAGTACAACAGTTCAAATCCAATAGGAAAAAATATGTTCACATGCGATTGCTGCTATGAAAATCACTCATTAGAAATTATCGAAGAAGCTCAATGGGCGGAAATGGAAAAAGTTTATCATTATCAAATATCACTATACTAATTGGAGCAACATGAAAAGAATATCACTTGATGAATATCGTAACGATCGTGTGCTTGATTTGATGACCGAATTCTTCCTACAAGAAACAAAGGCAAAGAAAATGGCTGGTAATGGAGATAACTTTCTGGATTGTCATGATCAACAAATGAGAGCAGCCCATGTTGCATTTGAAATTGAAGATGAAGGGTTAATGGGACTCGCAAAAGAAGTATACCCATGGCAAAAAGATTTACTTAATGAGTATCTACAAATATACAGAGAGTTCCAAAGGGGAGATAAGATATGAATGAATTATATATAGCTGCATTATGTATAAGTATTGGATTTTTAATCCTATACATCTTCAGGAGTATTATAGAGCCAAGATGGGAACAGGAAAGGATGAATAGACCAGTGGAGTATAACGAAAAGGGAATTAACATCTCTGGTGGAGTTATAAGGGGCGTCCCCGGTAAATGTGATAATAAATGCCACGGTACCAATGAAGAATATAGATATAACGATATATTTCCGCTACAAGCTATTCATGATCTTGATGTGCGATTAACAAAAATGGAAAATACGAATGATGTATATTGGTCCGAGAAAATTAAAGATTTAATAGATACATTTCCAGATGCATCATCAGTTCCAATGAAATATGCATGGAATACTGCTCAAGAATATTACATCCGATTAAAGACGTTTGAAAAGTTCAATAATTGCAAAAAATGCAAAGAAGAAAATGCAACATTCATGAAAGAAAACATGGAATATATCGTTAAACATTCTCTTTATATAAAACAAGAGTGTAAATGTAAGGACATAGATGAATAACAATAAATCAACTGAGCTCAACGAAATATTCTCAGCCTTGGCGTTGGCTCAAGGAGAGATAAAAGTTGCGCTAAAAGACTCAGCTAATCCATTCTTTAAGAGCAAATATGCTAATCTTCAATCAGTGGTTGAATCAGCAAGACCATCATTGGTAAAAAATGGATTGGCAGTTACACAGTTTGTTGAGTCAGATGAACACGGCAATGAATATTTGTGTACATTGTTGGGACATAAATCCGGTCAGTGGATAAAATCACGAATGAGAATCAACCCAGTTAAAACGGATCCACAATCATTGGGTTCATGTATCACTTATCTGAGAAGGTATATGTACGCAAGCATTACGGGTGTGTATGATGGGTTTGAAGATGATGATGGTAACATTGCTTCAAGTGAACATACACCTATACATATACCTGAAAAATATGAATCTCGAGATGTACAACAATCATTCGACAGTAGCGATTTGGTATCCGAAAAACAGGTAAAATTCATCTCGTTTCAGATCGGCCAAAACCGTGATTTGTTGAAAAATGTATTGCAAAAGTATGGAGTATCGAATATACAAAGCATTAAGAAGTCAGATGCGCAACATGCACTGGCATATATTGAGTCTCAGAAGGCAGCTACGAAGTAATAGGGAGTATTTATGAGTGATAAAAGACATTATTCGGTGCCAAATCATCTCAATAAAGAACCGTTTTTATCTGTATGGTGGATGGAAGATCCCAAAGATACATTGTGTTACATTCAAGTTTCAGAAGATTACAATAATCCAATATGGATGCGTTATGGTGATATAGTTGAAATGCTATCACGCAAATTGAATGACTTCGAAACCACCATCTTGCTTGATGTGATTACCGCTTTGAAGTTCCATGAAGCAATCTCATCAGAACTAGTGAAGAAACATATTATTAGATAATTAAACTGCCGCTGCAAAGGTAAATAAACAGCGGCAACCAAGTGAGTGCGAGTAACGCGAACTTTCAAAATTATTTTCCAAAGCAGGATGTTGGGTCAAACACAAACCAATATCCCACTTTGGAAATGGAGTATTTTACACTTATCTAACGTACTACAGATTCTGCCAAATCTCTATCTTTTCTGCACATGTAATTTGGTTGAGAGAACACCAATTGTGCATACTCATCTTTATCAACTGGAAGAGATTTTGCTCCTGCCTGCGCCAGCTTCACATCCCATTCTGCCTTAAGGCGATTAAAGCATTCTTCATATTTATGCATGAGAACCCATTGTAAGCGACGTTTCATGTCTTCATCAAAGATATCTTCATGAATGTCGTTACATACCACCTTCTTTTGGATTTCGCTTAATTCGAATAAGTCTTGTCCGTTTACTGATATTTTCATAATCATTCCTTTATGAGGCTAAAAATCCTGATCTTATTGATTGAATTGGAGCGGTTCCACCGAGTACATCTACTACCACTGCACCACCTACTACAATTATTGACATGGTAGCAGTATCTGCCGCATCCATATCAATTAATCGTGTCATACTGTTTGATAATGCAGTATTAACATCCATTACAGTAGCTGTTCTTATAGCTGCGCCCAGATAGTTTCTGTTTGATGTTACAAATTGCATATTCTGCTGTCCAGTTCCACCTGTAAGCTCTGATAATGTTATCGTACCTGTGATGCAATATCTACCAGTTACAGGAGCGGTAAAAGTAGTTGATGTATTATTGCCACTTCGATCAAAAATCTCTGTATTAAAATTAGTTACATAGTTTGTCGCACCGCCTGTTACATTACTAATTGTAGCATCTGGATAAACAGAAAATGAAGGCTGTAATGGCAATGTATTAACACCGCTTGTATTCATCACAAATGTGTTCGTAGTCCCCAATGCAGCATTAGCACTGATGACAAAATTATCGCTATCACTGTTGTCAACACCAGATGTCCATGTACTCGCTCCTGTTACTACAAAAGAATTATATGCATCCCCTGAAGTACCACTACCACCCACACTTATTTGGAGCATTGCATCACTTGTACTAGTGTTATCACTATTACTTATGGTGAATGTCTGCGTAGAACTTGCTACACTCGTAGAGCTTGCATTGTTGAGAGCATTATTAATTATTGCCATATCCTCTCCTTAACATACAAGGAAACCACTAAACTGCGTATATATCGGAGCGGTACCACCAAGCAAATCTACTGTTTGAGTACCTAAGTTAACCGTTGTACTTACCGTAGCAGTATCTCCGGCTGTCATATCACATACATACACAGCCTCTTGAATAAGGTTGTTATTCACATCTCTTACAGCACCATAGTTTATTATGCCATTTGAGTATGTTCTGTTAGTAGTTACGATACTCAAAACGCCACTTGTACTCGTTGCCGTCAGTTCATTATACATTGCCGTTGCACACAGAAAATAAATTCCTGTAACAGGAGCAGTGAAAGTATTTGATGCAAAATTAGACCCACGATCAAACGCTTCTATATTGACTGCAATTGTATATGCTACTGAGTTACCAGTAACGTTGCTCAAGGTACCACTTGGATATACAAGAAAAGCTGGATGTAGTGGTCGTGTCATCGCACCAGCAGTGCTAATTACTACCGTGTCACCAGTTCCAAGAGTGTTAGTTACTGCTATTTTGTATGCATCAGATGCGCTATTATCTACACCTTGTGCCCAATTGGTAGCACCTGTAACAGAGTACACAATTTTTGGGTCTCCAGTTGTTGTACCACCACCAACACTGATGGCAAGTGATGCTGCAGAAGAACCAGTATTATCACTATTGCTAATGGTAAATGTCTGTGTAGTGCTTGCTATACTTGTTGAACTTGCATTATTTAAGGCATTATTAGTTGATGCCATAGTATCTCCTATTGAATAAGTCGTCTCCGACTCCTAAGTTACGGTAATGTTACCAACAGATGAAATCACATTCCAGAATAATCCATTAGCAGATACACATACCAATTCAACAGAATCTCTTGTTGCTGTAGAAGCTAGTGAACCCCCAACGCCAGCAGTTGTACTGGCAGTACCAAAAAATATCTGTTGTGATGCATTCTGCGCAATGGCCCATCCAAGAGCTGTATTGATACCGGTAACACGAAGCTTGGTACCAATTGATGCTGAAGCAGCTGCTAATAAGGTTATAGTCACAAGACCAGCTCTGTTTGCCACATAACCTGCATTGGCAGCTGCTGCTTGTGATGCTCCTGTAACTTCAGACCACGTGATTCCTGGCTGTGCTGTTGTAGCCACATTTATAGTATTAGCACCATTTGTTACGGTAACACTTCCATCAGTTGATGTTATATTAGCCCATACTGGACCAGTACCACCACCAACAAGTAATTGGCCATTTGAACCATTACTTCCACCTAGTTGCCCAGTAGAACTTACACCAACTACACCAGTTGCTGTAATTGCTGTAGCTGCAATACCTGCAACAAAGCATTGATTTTGTTGGCCAGATCCAGCTCCCTGTGTACCAATACGAATCTTATTACTTTCACCATTAACACCAGTATTTTTTATAAGAATATTACTTGATTCGGCACCAGTATATGAATTTCCCGAACTAGCTCCTATTAAGGTATTAAGAGAACCAGTAAGAAGTGCTATGCCAGATGAAAGTCCAATTGCTGTATTTGAACTACCTGATGTACAGGTAGTTAATGATTGACTACCAATAGCAACATTAGAAAATCCACTTGTTAAAGCATGCAAACTAACATTTCCCATTGCACAGTTAGAACCACCGCCCGTTATTGCTATGCCAGATTCATTTCCAATGCATACATTAGAAGCTCCATTAGTCACTGATAAAAGAGCATTAGTTCCTATGCCGATGTTATTAGTTGATACGGTTGAAAAGTTACCAGCAGTTTCACCAACAAATACATTAGCATTTAAACCACCGTAGTTGTGAATAAATCTAGTGCCACCATAGTTGATAACGCCAGCATCACCACCAAGAATAGTATCTTCCATGTTTAGATTACCTAAACCATTATCGGCAGTAATAGATACATCACCATTAACAAAGTTAGATTCGCCAATACCTTTTGGACGGAAATATATATTACCTGGAGTTGTGGTTTCTATGGAGATTTCACCATCTGCTGAAGTGGGATCTATACTGGGAGTTAATCCGGTAACGATTTTTACAATGTCATTTGGACCACTCGCATCTGTTCCAACTGCTGTACTTCCACTTGCTGTTTCCAGATACAGAAATGGATTACCCGCTATATTACGTAAATTAGCTTGGGACATATCGTCTCCTTAAATTCGTTTTTGGAATGTAAATGTGCATGTCCAATTCCATGTTTCTCCAGCAAGCCCTTGTACATATACATACATAGTGTTGCCTACAATGGTAATACCACAGTCAACAAGAGCAACGTCTGAATTAAATAATCCATTATCACCAGTCAAAACAGCGGCTCCTACAGCTGGTCTTCGTGCTATACCAGAAAAAAATCCTCCTGCAGCTGCACTATAATCATCTCTATGTCCAACTATGTGGGCACTCATTTCATAAGCAGATGAGGCAGATAATGTTTGTCCAGTATTAGCAAATACGGTTACGGTTGCATCATTAGTAGTTAATGTATCAAAAAGAGGTTGTAATTTAAGGGAATTTGCTGGAAATACCGCAGGATTTTCGTCATTAGCAGCACCAACAAATGTAGCAAAGCCATAATTAGGTGCGCCAGTAGAAGGAATAGACTGTATAAATATATTTCCACCACCAGGAGATACAGCAACTAGATCATCACCTGTTAAGGTTAATACAGGACCAGCAGGAGGAATTCCTCCCATTCCAAATGATTGTATTTGTGACATATTAATCTCCTAGGCAGTAATATGCACTAACAGCTACAAAACCAGATGTTGGAGGTGCTGTTATTTGTGCTACATATACACCAGATCCCGCTCCCATAAATGGAAAAATGTGAGCGCCACTGTTTGAGGTAAAATCAAGGACTATACCTGTTTGAGCAGGTATATATTCTTGTGGTGTTACACCGTCATAACTGAAAAATAAACCCACATCAGTGTTATTTTTAATCGATAATAATCGTATGGGATTAGCAAAGACATCGCCGATACGTGCAAAAGGAACTCCAATACCTCCAAATGCCAATACTCGTAACAACTCTGCTGTAATTCTCGTTCCACCATTAGCCATGGTATCTCCTATAAAGAAGGGAGACCGAAGTCCCCCATAAATTGATTAAGCTACGGTTGTTATCGCAGTCCAAGCAGTAGCACCATCTGTATTGATAAATAGACGGTCAGCAACACCAGAACCATTAGTTGATAAATACAATGACCCCTTAGGAGCAGTTACCGATGCATTTGGAGAACCAGCACCATCAATAACTTTTGTTCCAGAACCAAGAATTACACCCTTAGTAGCTGAAGCAACTTCAAGATTACCGCCAGTTAACACCACATCAGATGCTGCCGCTGTAGTCATAGTTATTCCACCATTTGCAGCACTTAATTGAAGTGCATTAGCAGCAGCTTGACCACTTTGAACAGTCATAGCACCTAGGGTGCTATTAACAGTAAGAGGAAATGCCCCAGTAACTGTCAGATTACTTGCAGCGGCTGAATCAAGACTGATTGCTCCTGTAGTTAAAACATCAAAACTACCGGTACCCGCATCAATATCAATACCACCAGCAGCATTAGATGCTTGTATACGAATTGCATCTGCTGCAGCTTGACCACTTGCTGCTACAGGTGCTGGTGGTGGAATATCAATAGCTCCAACAAATACAACTGTTGCAGTGGGAATATCTAATGTAATTCCTACAGTTGCTAGAACAACTACTATTAATGGTGGTGC